TAAACCGATCACGGCAGTGGATGATGTGGTGAGTGTTCGCAAGGCTTCGGCAATTTCCGTAACCTTGACTCCATGGAGATATTCATCAGACATATTTTAGCCCTATGGTTTCTATTGGTTAAATAATGTCTTTATTGTGATCGATAGAATAGAGCAGTGCGAGCGGTTGGAAGTGTGAAAAAGGGGGTAACAAAATGCGGCCAAAATTGACCGCACTTTATTTAAATTAAGGCAGAACTTCAGGGAATGGGTCGTCTGTTATCCAGCTGATAACAGGCATACGCATATAGTCCAAATCCTGCGTAGGTACTTTATCCCTAAATCTTAATTCAATATAAGCTCTATCGCCTATACTAGCAACATATACAGTAGCAATTTCATCGCCGTCATCGCTATAAAACGGAAGCATAATAGGCGTGCGTGTACGGAAGCCAACTGGTATTCTCGGAGGGGGTAAAATATCCATTCGCTTGGCGTGATTTTTCCTCGTGAATTTAGGATTACTGCTCCCGTAAAAAGAAATAGTGTCCCAACGCCCCGCATAGAAAGAACACTCAACTCTGTTATTCACTCGTCTTAAATGAATAGCCCCTTCTTTAATATTTACAGAAATGTTAGATAGTCGTCTAATACCTGTATCACCCGATATAACAGTCCACTGTCCATTTTGCTTTTGCCATAGGTATGCTCCAACGCCTGCACCGTTTGTTGAGTTATAAAAAGTTCCGTTTGGCTCATTACCTTTAATCTTATTTTCATAAACGTTAGACCCATTAAGAAACCTTGTTGTGTCAGGTTTATCGGGTCTTCCGTCTCCAGTGATGATATTAGAATTTGTAGGTTGTGCAGAAATGCCAGTCGGAATTTTATTCTCAACTCTTCTAACTTCACTTCCTATATATTCTGCTAACTCTGTAATTGCTGTATCAAACGCCATTATTGGTTATAACCTCGATTGTAGGCTTCTTTAAGGTTAATTCCGTCCAACACTGTAAATTTACCAACAAGAAGTGACAAAGATTGATTTGTTTGAGTTATTTTTTGAACCAATTTATTTAAGCCATCTTCACCTGTTTGAATGTTCTTCAACATATCGCCAAGCTCTTTGATTGTGTCAATGCTCGCGTCAACTTGACCGCCTAAAAGCTCATTTTTGACATCGGCTTTCGCTTGGTTTAAAAGCTCAAGAATTTTCTTGGCCGACAATGTTGCTGTTTCATTTGTTGCGCTATCATTAATGCCGGCCGCATTACTTGATAGACTGTTGATTCGCTGATTCATCTCATTGATTGCACCAACAATCGTATCTTTCTGAGTTGTGGTTAGGCTTTGCATTGCCCCGATTAGCTTGATAATCTCTTTATCTTTCATCCCCACAAATTCAGCAAATTCTGTGATGGTTTGATTAAATTCTTGTCTTGCCATTAAAGCGCTCCGATGTTGTAGTGAATAATTAATTCGTTGATGTTTGGTAATTTGCTTGTATCAAGATCACCGCCTATATTGGCATATCCTTTTTGAACGGTGATTTTGTGTTGTTGTTTAGGCTTGAGTGTCACTTTGTGTTTGGCTTTCGCCTTAGTCTTTATACACATTTCACCCCCTTGTAACATCCCGTTTTAACCGCACTTTGCCACCGCAAAGGGTGCTAATTAATCCGTTCTTGTCAGTTTGTTGCAAATCCCAACTTGCCACCGACCAATCTGCATTTTCTGTTTGATCGTGCGACACGTGCAGTGTGATTTCGTTTTCTTTAACGGTTAAGCCATTTGATGTTGATAGCTTAATGGTTTCTGATTGACTTCGTTCCGGCACGATATGCAAATCAAATTGACTCCCTGTAAAGTCCATTGGGGTGTCGTCATCATTATTGAAAATGAGTGTTTCGAATTCATCATCCCCACGGATCCAATCAAAAATTATTTCACTCATTTTGCATCCCCTTGATTGAACCGATAATCGCGCTGTTTCCCGCTTATTTCGCTTTCGTATGCGGTTTTGCAATGGTTTTTATCTCTAAACAGCCAATTAATAAAACGATAGAGTACTCGCCAACGTTTTTTTGGTTGTTCGGCTAATATTGCTCCGCGATAGGTGCGACTTGATAATGTTTCGTCTGCTGCGCCACCTGTTAAGGCATTGAATAGTTGGTCGATAGCAATCAGATTATGATAAGCGTAAAGCCTTAATTTGCTTGGAATTTCCATTCTTCAATTTCCTTTTCAAGTGCGGTGAGTTCTTCTAATGTTTTCGTAGCAAGCAAGCGATCTTCAAACGCCTGTCTTTGCCCAATAATCAAACCGATAGCAACTGCAAACTGCGATGCTTTCTCTATAACTTTCTCAACTAACACATCAAAAGGAACGCCACGCACTCTTGCGATTTGTTTAAGCATTGGGGTATCAGCTTTATTATCAGCTTTCCATGCTAAAGCTTCTTTCTCTTGGCGATAGAAGCTTTCAATCTCTGTTTGCGGATAGCCAACCAGCAAGCTAGATTTAAGCGTATCGGCTTTGTTGGCAAGCGTGGCGAGTAAGGCTTCTTTGCGTTGCATAAACAGTTCAGCAATCTTCGTTTCATCTTTTACCCACGCTGTACCGTTCCATTTACATGGTTCAGCAAGTGGTTTAATCGCGGTTAAATTTTCTGGCAATCCACCCAGTGCGGTATGTTCTACTTTTTCGCCTGTTTCCTTGCTGTAATAAGTGCCACGATGGTCGGCTTGGTATTGCCAACTGTTATCTGCTCTGACAATGACAAAGCCTTGTTTCTGTTGTGGCGGTGCATCTAAATAACTGCCTGCAGAAAGGCTTCCGCCCGCACTCACATATTCTGTTGCACTATGGCTGTAAATACCTTGTTTGTCAGTGCAATACACAGTGACTTCACCACTGTTTTCAGCAAAACCGTCTTGATTAAATGTTACTGTCATGTTGTACTCCTTATTCAGCTAAGCAGATGTAGTGATAGGCGATGTTGCGTGGACGGTTTTCGTTGGCGGTTGGAACAACTCGACTTGCATCAAATTTAATTTTGTCACCTTGCGGTAGAATTTTACTTGGTGCCGCTGTTGCTGATATATCTCTTATATTTAAATCTCTATAAATGGCACCTGTCGCTGTTAATGTCCCGCTTAATGATTGCTCGTCTTGATACATGAAATCGGAGAATTCACCCGTAATATTGCGGATTGCATCGCCTTGATTAGATAGTAATCCACGCCCCGCATCAACACCGCGCCCATTATCCAACCCACGAATAAATTCGCCACGCATATCAGGGAGTGTGCCTGATGGGTATTTCAACGCAAGCTTAGGATAACGTGATTTGTCAAACCGCTGACCGTTCATCGATAGGCAACCCTCTGGGACGGTAGAGAGCGGATAAGGAATAGGGATACCAATAAATAAATCATGTAATGCATTAAAATCAGTGGCGTTGGCTTTTTTTCCGATTTCAGCAAGCAACGTCGATTTTAAATTTGCATCACTTGCCAACGCACGGGCTAATTCTTCCAACGTGTCCAATGCTGCTGGGGCTGAACCTACCAATTCGGCGATTGCGGTTTTCACAAATGCGGTTGTGGCGATTTGTGTGTTGTTCGTGCCTGAATTAGCTGTGGGGGCGGTTGGGACGCCTGTGAACTCTGGACTAGCTTTTTGAGCGTAGCCTGTGCGGTCTCGGTTGATACCGTCCACTTGGTCTTTTAAATATTTGGTTCGGTTGGCGAGTTGTTTAGCTTGTACGTTAATTACGCCAAGCTCTCCGCCAAGCACCTTATCTTGTTTTTCAATGAGATAAATATCTTCTTCCCATTGTTGTTGCTCAGTAATTTTCCCCATTTATACTTCTCCAAAAGTAAAGTTTCCGTCGAAATTGATTTCGCCATCCCAACGATGACCAGCCCTTGTAAAATTAAACGCAACCAAATGACAACGTGCAGGGGCATTTTCATTTAAAATCCGCCGCACTTGTTTTGATTCTTCAATAGTAATGGGCTGATGTAACACAATTTTGTATTCTGCCCAGTGCATTCCTTCATGCTCAAAGGTGTCTGACCCATCAAAACTTAGTTCACCATTCCATGTTTTAAGTGATTGGTTTTCGATAATATCCACTTCGCCATAACCCACTGACTTCATCACGCGGCGAATGGCTGAAATTGTTCCTTTATGCTTGTGAACGTGAATGCTATTTAAAATGGCTTGCCGTTTATTCTCTTCACTCCAGTCGTCGTCCCATTCATCAATTGAGAGTGACCAAGCAAGCCATGGCAATAAATTCACGGGGCAATGTTCAGCGCTCCATAAAAGGCGAATTGGCACAGGAATTTCAGAAATGGCAGAAAACGTATTAGATAATTGCTTTTCTAGCTTGCTTGACCCTGTCGGCAATAGATAACTATTCATCTCTACCGCCTAAATTGACTTGAATTTGTGTGCAATATGCTGCTTGGTGAGGTTGTACGATTAAATCTGCAAGCGGTTTGGTCAGTTTTACGTTCTGTACGCCTTCTTGATGTAAGGCGGCATAAATGCCTGAAAGCGTAATATCAATGCCAAGCAAGTGTTGCTTATTTGCATAATTGGCGATGGCTTGATTAACATTTGCCATAACAACGCTTTCTAGTACAGTTGGATAAAGTGTGATGGCAGCTTGAATTTCATAAGGTAAAATCACCGCACTTTCGACTAATACCGTATCAGTCAATGGGCGAATATGTTCGGCATTTAACTGTTCTTTTACCGCATTAATTAAATCACTGTCGGCTGTGCCTTGACCTTCTGTTGATAATATAGCAACTTTCACCGTGCCTGCAGTTGGGCTTGTTACATCAACGTCTTTCACTTTTGTAGAGGTAGAAAGTGCATGGAATTCATAGCTTGCGCGACTGCCTGCTGTGGTTAATCCTTCTAATGACATTTGAATGCGTGTTCTAAATCGTTCATCATCTTCATATTTAGCGGGACTAGGTGGTGTGCTTTTTAAATATTCTGCTTGAATAATCAATCGAGTGACGCCAAATAATGCGCCTAATTGATCTAAGTCTGAGCCTGTCGCATAGGCAAGCATTACTGCCTTGGCTGATTCATTAATATTTGTTCTTAGCAAGAGTTCTAAATAAGCATTTTCTTCAAGCAATTTAACCACTGGTTCGCTTTCTAACTGTAAGCGAGCTTGCCAATGTTGGCGCATATCGTCATTTTCTTGTAATGACAGGAATTTAGCTTTTCGTTGAGCAAGTAAAGTTTCATAACTGAGTTCTTGCACAACTTTTGGTGCGGGGAGTTTTTTTAAATCAACTAATTCGCTCATTCTTACCGCCTAGCCATACATCATCATAATTGATGGTATTGTTTTGATTTCTTGTTCTGCCCACGATTGAGCAAGTGATACCGTTTTCTGTAAGTTGTGGTTTAAATTGGCTAATCGTCACGCGGGGTTCCCATTTGTGCAATGCCATCACCGCACTTGCGGCAAGTTG